TTACATCGTTACCATCAGTATACGCTATGTTATTATCGTTCAATGTCAGCTTGAGATTTGTTTTCTCAATACAGTTCATCGTCCGAATAAATTTTGAAACATCTGGTAGATTAATTTTTATGGGATTGGGAATACCTAAATCCACATCCATTCGTGCATATACAACTACACTGCTTTTTTGTGAGTTGCAAATGGTGGTTATATAATCCTTTTCTATGTTTAAAGCGATGTTATCCGCTAACTTAGAAACAGGATTGAGAAATCTATCTACAAAGATTTCTTTGTCGAGACTTATTGTTTCACTCATCCTTACAATATAACATCATTCGTCTTTTTTTCAAGCCATTTTGATAAAGAATTACTAACTTTATCAAATGCCTTGGCGAAGATTAAAGATGCCTCTGCAATCTTCCTAAAAGATTCTGAATCAATCTTAGATAACGCTGCAACAGGCGCACCTTGAGGCACAGAAGCTTGTTGTGGAGCGTTTGATGACGCAGGGGCTGAAGTGATAGGAGGAGGCATTGGAAACCTCTCCAATGCCTCCTTATTGATTTGATCTTGAATTCTTTGTCTTTCGGTATTAGTCTGATCTTCCTTTCCATTCAAGAAAGACATTGGATTTAATCTATTTACAGCCCCTTCCTTAAAAGGAACGGTAGTATTCCTGTCAATATCTTTTAATTGAGCACTAGTGAATCCTGCCATTAACGCTGCTGCAATATTATCATCTTCCATACTTATTATTTATCTACTTAACCAAAGCTGTCAAGTTTTTATTTACGTTCAGTTGGGTTAGAACGTTGTAATTTGGCTACATCTTCCGCATATTCTTTCAGCATTAGAATCTCATTATTCATAATGATATCTGGCACATCAATATTGAGAAGTAATTTGATGCGTTGCACACGCAGAATCAATCGATCACAACATGCTTCAACACTCATGTCCATGACTGTATCCATTTTATTAAGTCAACCCGTCAAGCAGTGCCTTTAACTTAGCATCAGTAGTATCATCAACTGTCGCGGTTTCAAAGTCTGTTGAAGATTCCTTAACGGAATTTGCGACAGGGGTTTCTTCCTTTTCTTCTTCTGATGAAGAAGATTCCTTGTTATTAGTATCAACAATGCAGAAGAAATGCTCATCAATCATTCTCTGTAATTCAGCAGTTGTCTTTCTACGATTGAACTTAGAAAGATCAATCAAGTTAGCATAGATTTCCTGAAGCTTCTCGTCAGTAATTTCCTCAAGCTTAGATGCTGACACAAATTTTGAAGAAGAATAGGTAGTAAACTTTGTCTTACCATCACCCTTCGATGAACGTGATTCACACTTGATCTTCAATGTGCAACCATTCTGAAGATCAAATACACCTGCTCCGAAATCTTCAGCGTCATCACCACTGATTGCTGCCTGAATGATTTTATCCAGTTCCTTACCGTAACGGACTACTTTAACCTTTCCGTTATTTTCACCGTTAACTGGATCGTTGATAACATAAACGTTGACCATCCAGTTCTCCTTTCTCGAAATTGGCTTGTTTGCCTCTTTTTCAGAGTCGCTACCGTTACGGTAAATCTTGAGAACGTAATCGTCAATAGGACACTTTTCACCATAGGTAGAAGGACATAATGTGGTTACAAACTGTCCAGTTGATTTACTAGTCCAAGAGTGGTGATAGTAATGGTAGATGGTCTTGCGAGGTTCTGCAATGTTTGGGATTAATCGAACAGTATATGTATTTCCTGATTCGAACTTCATGATATCCTTGAATGAGGACTCACCTTTGTTATCGTTGTTATACGAGTTTTTGATTTCGTCGAATAATGTTTTTGTATATGTCATAGGTTTTATTGGTTTTAATTGTTAGTATTATATATTAGGTTTTGGTTTTTTCAAGTGGTCAGTTACTATTTTTTCAACAAATCCTCTAACTCCTGCATGAGCTACACGCAAGTATGTTCTAAGCTTTGAATGTAAATAGTTTGTCTTATACTTAAAAAAATCTTCTACGGTCTTACCCAAGAGTAAGACTTGCTCTTCTTCTGGAATATCGCTAATGTAATTGATTACGTTAGGAAACTCCATCAGAGAGTAGAAGTTTATGTTGTTGTTTTTTAGATGGTAGACCCATACTGGATGAATACTACCATCTATATAATTAACATAATCATCTAAAAAAATGTGTTTAGAAATACAAAATTTTGCAATAAATTCTAAAGATTTTTTAACGTCCTCTAAATGATGTTCAGGAGACAATCTATCCAACTCCTGTTTATAAATCGTGTATGACTTAATTCCTCGTGGAGATGCAAAATACTGTAGATCGAAATACTCTACGTCAGGATAAAGCTTATATGGCGAACTGAAATACGAGTCTATATTAACTTCTGAATACTTTGTGAAGAATATTACAAGCTTTTTAATATATTGATATCTCTCATCGTCTTCGAACCCATCAAACTTCTCTCTAGTCCTATAAGGCTTCTTCCTTAGAGAACGTGATATAGACATATGTTTGTTGTAGATAGCTATCTCAAATTCTGTCATGATTTCTTCTGTTTTTTCGACTTCTCAAAAAGCTTACGTGTATTTTTAGATTTAATCAATACAGGATATAATTTTAAAACTCCTAAGAAGGCATCTCTTTCTGACTCTGCTCCTGTAATATCAACGAATATATCACGTAATCTATAATTTTCAAGTATGGTTAAAAACAATACTGATGAATTAACCCTCTTATTATTAATCATTGATAGATATGCTCCAAACTTCAATACATTCTCAACAAACTCCTTAGTGCAAATGTTATCTAATGGATCGTTGTTGCTTATGAAATTGTCAAGAATTTTATCATTTAACATATTGACTATAATTAGCCAATGTTATACAATAAATCAAGCTACATTTATTAATCTCAAGGTTTTTGTAAATAGCTGAAATGCTTCGGTTGTAGCTGACCCACCACTAGCATCTTTATGACCACCGCCATCACATAACCTCTCTGCAAGCTTTGATAGGTCTAATTCACAACCTTTTTTCTTACGAAGAGTTACCTTACCACTTCGAGTAATAACGATAAATACTACATCAGCTTGATACTTATCAATCAAGTAATCAGCCATCTCCTGAACGTAATCGTTAGATACTGTTGACACTACCTTATATTCAGTATCCTTAATTTTCATCACTCCACCAAAAATTGCCCGATCTTGGTTAACATATTCGTCTCTAGATGACTTATAAAGGTTGATCATGTTTTGTTGAAACTTATCAAAAGGTTTAAATCCTTCCCAATAATTTTCAATAAATGATTCAATCTTCTTATTTGTCCCATGAAATACGATATTCAAATCGTAGGACACTGGTGTTTTCTTAGCTGCACAGTCATAATCGTCAGCCAACGCTATTAGCACCTTTTGAGCATTTGTAAAGGGTTTATCTTTACCCATCGTGTCCTGTAACAGTTTAGCACACGAAGTATAGTTTTTGATTAACGTCTTAGCATTTTTATATTCAAAAGTATTCGTCGCGTGGTGATCTATAATAACAACATTTTCTTTATCAATTAAATCTCCTAGTATGCTGGTATCCAAATCTAAAAAGAAAACCTTTCTATAATCTTCATATTTGTTATTCATCAACCATCCCTTAAGATTTTCCAACATAGTATTGGGGGTTGTAGAGTATATCTTGGGTTTATAGTTTAATATCCATCCAAGGGTTATATACGATACTACGCCATCTAAGTCCTTGTGTGTAAAAATTATATCTTTTGATTCGGCCATAAATTATTCCTTTTCTTTAAGTTCGCCAGTTCCTCCACTGGAAATATCTTCTAGCTTACTTAATATATCGTCTGCATTTTCAACAGCAGATTCTTTGTCATCCTCTTCTTTATCTTTAGTGAAGTGGTCTTTGTTTGTCTCTTTAAGAGTGAGAGTTTCGTATTTTACCTTAAATGACCATGCACCAAAGTTAGCTCCGAACCTATTTTTCTTAATGCTCATGTTCAATATACCCAATGTTCTATCAGTATCTTCCTGCCATAAAGCACAAAGAACATCACAGGTGGCTGGTAGACCAATACTCTCCGATATATTCTCCATCCCAGGGTCTGCTTTAGAATGTCCCATTCTATTCACTTGACTCGCTGAAATAACTGGTATATTGAACTTAAAGGCCATTGCTCTTAACTGTTCTGCAATCTCCTTAACAGATTCATAGGAATTAAGATTCTTTGTTGAAGGATTAATGAGATTCAGATAATCAATAACAACTACATCTGGCTTAAATCCGTTATGTCGCAACTTGTTAATATATGATTCAATCTGTCTAACAGTAACAGATTTAGGTGGATATTCTTTAATAATCAACTTACTGTTAATGCTCTTCTCAATTTCTTGAACGCTTTTCTTCAGTTCATCAGTATACAGCTTCAAGTTATCATGAGGTATCTGCGATAATTGAGCACTAAAACGTTTGGAATACATGAACTCCGACATTTCCAAAGATATTAGCAATACATTCTTATCTTGTAGAACTATATTAGAAGCTAAATTACCTAATACAATACTCTTTCCTACGTTGACTGGCCCCATGAAGCATACAAGAGTTTTAGGAAACAATCCACCTTCCAGTTTATCATCCAAACTTTTCCACCCTGTAGGAATAGGATGGTAAGTTACAGATAAATCGTTAATATGTTTATCTATATCTTCGAAATACCAATGTCCCAAACTCTCAAACAGTGAAATGGAGTATATTTTTTCAATACTCTTTAAGGTATCGTCCAAGTCAACCTCTCCTTCATCGTGTTTCTCTGCTGCAATATCAATGGCTTTATATAAACCACGATCCTTTAAGAACTTTTCAGTCTTATGATATAACTCTTCTTGGTTGAAATCTACGTCTAGTAGTTTCTTAGTTAATATATGAGTTACAACAGTGGTAAAAGCCTTCTTTTCATCTGTTGTAGTTAACCTTGCCTTCAGTTCTTCAAGAGCAGGTGTGCATCCTCGCTCTTTAAAGAATTCAAGAATTTTTTCTATGAAAATTCTATTGTTTACATTTTTGAAATAGTCTAAATCGACATGTTCAATTATTGCCGATACATATTCCTTGTTCTTTAACGCATTTACAATGACTATCATCTCGTAATAGTCGCAATCCAACTTTACCGTAACTTCTTCCTCTTTTTTTGCCATATAATATCTTATTCATCAGAATCATCTTCACCGTCACTATCGTATTCCAAATCGTCTACATCTCCCACAATATCTGCTATAACGGATGACGCTTCCCCACCATACTTCAGTTTATCCTGCAACACCTTCTCTAACTCTGGCATCACCTTTTCCCAAATATCCGCATTTTTCACAATGTTCTTTTTGAATCCCAAGGACTCGCCATTAAACTCATATGTTTTTCCAATTTTCTTAATAACATTAAAGGATACCGCCAGATCAAACAATCCTGCGTATGGGTCTAAACCAGTTTTAAAGTTTAAATATAGTTCGGTTTTTAAAAAGGCAGGAATAAACCTATTCTTAATTGTTAACGATCCTAATGTGGTTCCAGATACAGTATGAGCTATAACAATAGACTGTTCGTTAGGATTATCAGCAATTTTTTCAGTAGTAATATTAAATTGAACTAATACCGACGATAAATATACTGGCCCCTTTCCTCCATTTTGAGTTTTAACTATACTAGGATACAGTTTAGTTGGATCGTCGTAGATATGATTACTAAACAATATTGGCACCCTAGCTTTAGCTGCCTTATATGTTATAGATTTAAACAAAGATTTGACCACCTTTGACCTAGAACCCATGTCAGAAACTTCCTTATTTTCCGCTATATCCTTAAGTTCTTTAGCTGAAGATAAGTTACCTAAAGAATCTATAGAAATTATAAATTTATTTCTTTCTTTGTTATTTGGGTTCTCTTCATTAGACTTAATAACGGCATCCAAAAACGTGCATATCTGATTTCTACAATCTTCCAAAGTATCTACTGGATAATATTTTATTTTCTTAGGATCACATCCAACGGATTCTGCACTTTTTTTATCCACAGCTATTTCAGAATCAAAAATCAGTCCAATATACCCATCTTTTTGAGCATTAGCTATACATTTATTAATAATGTAAGTCTTTCCGCATTGACTTGGCCCAATAAACCCTGTAAATCTACCTACGTGAACTCCTCCATATAAAGAGCCTGATATTATCGCATTCAATGCATAACATCCAGTAGATATTGTCCCATCTGACACAGAAAGAGTCGATGCGTCAAGAGTTTCTGCGTCAGGATTCAGTTTATCTATCCCTGAAAAAACATCAGAATATTCGTCTAATTTATTTTTAGATTTTTTTGTCATAATTAACCTTTTGTTACTAAAATTTCCATCAATTTAAAGTCCTTTCCTGCCTCTTCCTTAAAATAAATAGCTACAGATAATTTACCTTCACTTACCAATTTCAATGAATTGTTTTTTGAATTACAAACCACTTTAAAATCAACTAATGGTAACTTTTTTAAATACCTGTTAAAAGCCTTTGTTACGTTCCTCCTAGTTGCAGAATTGTTCTGTTCAAACACAAAACGTTCTATAATATTTTCTACTATCTTATCTCCAGTAGATAGTATTGATTTATTAGCCATACCTTACTTCACATCATCAAACAACTTGATAACAGGTGCCGAATTACCAGCGGGAGCAGTTGATTGAGGAATTACCAATGGGGTTGAGGAGAACATCTGTGCATATTGAGCAGATACCTTAAAGTCATACACAATATCAACACTTTCAACAATGTTTGCTCTACGATATAACCATGTAGTTGACGCTTCTTTATCGGCCAAAAATTCCTTAAAGAATAATGGGAGAATTTGAAGGCGAATCTGTCCTGATTGCTGATCGGGTTGAATATGAATAATAGCAGGATTCTTTAATGCAAGAATCTCTGAATTGGACTTAGTTTCATCAGTTTCACCTATAATAGTTCTACCTAGTAGGTCAAGAATTGTAGTTAGTTTATTGTCACTCATAATATTGCTTATATCTTATCATAGCTATCTCATTTTTCAACTGCATTTTATGAAAATAATTCAACTAAATCGGTAGCTGCTTCGTTTTTAAGGTCTGGTAAATACCATCCCACACAAGTATAGATGCGTTCTATCTCTTTAGCTATTAACTTATAGAACATTTTGTCAATATCTATCTTCAAAACTGCAAATTCCTTGGGATATTCACTAGCATATGCTATAGCATCCAGATTGTATGGGTTCTTCTTCAGATAGAACAACTTAATCTTTTGATCTGATACAATTCTTTCATACTTGTCCTCAACGTCAAGTTCCTTTAAAAGGATATTATAAGCTATACTTGCCTTAACGTGATATGGTGTTCCCGACTCAAATTTATGTAAGGACGCCTTCTCTGCATACTCCTCTAAGTTATGCACAGCAGTTCTTTCAGCCATGTCATCAATCGTCAACGATTTAAACTCTTCGTATACTTCCTTGTATACTGCATTAGTTTTCTTCTCGTTTTTAGTCGTTAGAAGGGTTTCCATTACTTTTTTAAGACCGTGTTTTACCTGCTTAGATACAGTAGATTTAGCAACCTTAACTCCGACATACTTATATTTTGAAACCTTCTTACCTTCATCGTCAACTACATGTAATACGTAGTTCTTCTTCATTAAGAAGGTTCCTGCATCGGATATAACCTCTCGCTTAAACACATATCGAGGGTCTAATGTAAAAAGCTGCTGTTTCGCAAGCTCGTTGATTCCTTCGTTTAAATATACATCGAGGTCATCAATCACCTTATTCGCTTCTTCAGACACAGATAAGTATTCGTTTAACAGTTTGATACCCATTTTTTGTAAAATAGGATGTATAGAAAAATAAACCGAATTATGAACGAGTATATCATTGGCAAAATACACTTGTTCTTCCTCATTTGTTGTATCCATTTCAAAATCGTAAACATATTCGTCTTGAAAATTTTCAAGTTGTTCTACTCTAAAATCGTCGGTAATGTTTATTTTATACATAATTTAAAAACTTAACACCTTGATGTATAACATCTTCTGGATTTATTATATAGTCTCCCTCCCATACACATAATTTTATCTAATTTTTCAATATTCTTTGGTGAAACTCGAACAAATTTACCATTTCGTAATATAACAAGGCAATGATCTTCTGTTATAACCACACTTTTTCCATTCACTGTAAGTTTATATCTTTTCTTAGATACCTTATGTCTAATTATACGTTTTGTTTTTTCGTAGGATACTTTACCGTCTCTATATGTCAGTATTTTTAATCCATCGGTATATTTTATTTCATGATTGTTTGTAGTAAATGATATATCGTTTACATTTTCCGTCCACAAGTCTTGAATTTGTTTCTGACCCATGCTACTTCGAATTATGGTGTCTTTTCCTACGCTGTCCGTGTCACCCGCTATAACAATGCTTTTATCTATGTCAAATGTTTCTTTAGCATATTTATCTCCTAGGTTTCCTGCTTCCTGTCCAACCCACTGTCCCGTTTCCGTAATCGATCTAGCTGCATCAACGTCAGCTAGAAAACAGTAATTGTTAGCCAACGCACCATAGATAGAATTCATAAAAATCTTCAATGAGTATTGCAAAATATCTTGATAGACCTCTTCCATCTTTTCTACTTCAGTCTTATGTTTAACTTTACTTAAATCTTTTGATCTCTTTCTAGCTAGAACCCTTTTGTTATATAGATCATCAATTAATATAGGCAGAATGCCCTTCTTCTTTTGGGAGTATAGAATATTGGACTTCGTGAGTGCAATTTTTTCATCTGTAATAAACTTCTTTAACTTTTTAACGGGTATTTTATAGTTATTCCCATTCACTAGCATTAAGTCGGCAACATCCTCGTCATTACTCATGTCAGGAGTGTTTTTTATCTTTCCAACTTTAGTTTCGGGAGATATATTCAAAGTAATAATCGTGTTTGGATATAGACTATTCGCATCAAAAGATATGATAGATTCTTGTATGCCTGTTACTACTTCTCGAACAAATCCTCCAGGGAAATTGCCCACGTTATCAACATCGAAAGTTGGAATTATCAAATCCTCCTTTTTAGCTTGGATTGCTACTGCGCCCTCAACCAGCTTCACTTTACCCAAAGCGTTCTCAAAATTGGAACATCCTTGATAAGACATCAATCTTGCAACTTGAATATATTTCAACTTAGCTTCTAGGTTATTTACAACTCTAACATCCTGAATATTATAATCTACGAAATTCTCCCAATCTGTATCAGCTAAGGTAGATAAATTTGTGGCATTAATCGCCAGTTTACCTTCTCCTAATTCCACTTCACCTATATAATTTAAACTGTAAGATTCACGTTTCTCCCTAGTAAACGTTTTATATAGCATCATGTAGTCGAGAACGCTCACACCTTGAAATATCCACTTTTCAAAATATTTTCCAAATCCTCCATTCGTTCTAGTAGAAAACACTTTGTCTACTGGCGACAACATTTTAATCGCGTCTGCACCCATAACGTTCTTAATTCGATTCACTAAGTAGGGTATATCGAATTCTAGGACGTTCCACCCCGTTATAATATCAGGATAATCACTTTTAATATATGTCAAAAATCCCGTTAATATATCTACTTCGGTTTCACATTTATGGTAGAAGCTATTATCAGTTTTTGGTATATAATCTTTTTCTCCCCAAGTATGATATTGATTCGTTAAAGAATCGTGAATGGTTATAAGCAAAATTGGGAATTTGGCAGTATCTGGATTTGGAAAAGTCTGCTTAAAATAACATGAATTCTTTATCTTTACCCAAGCCTTCTCCTCTACGTCTTTCACCAGCCATCCATCTTTCTCAAATGAACGTAATTCTGATACTGTGGTTTCTGCCTTCTCCCCTGCATCATTCTTGAGTTTTACCTTATCGTTATTAGCATACTTGTTACATTTTGTTTCAATGTCAATGTTAATAACCTTCAAAGGAAACTTACTAAATTCCTTATCATCAATCTTATCATAATAAGAATCTACAAGAAATTGCTGTTCTGCTGGAAGGTTGTAATAGAATTTTAAATGACCACTATGAGATTCAACATACTTCTTCCGATCAAAAGTGTTCTTAAAATAAACCCTTTTAAGCGGAGTATTAAAAATGGATTTACCATCTTTTGCGTTATCTGTCTCTACATACAGATACGGCTTATATGGAACATAGATATCCTCTCGTTCTCCATTCAATTTCCAAGTCCTAAGAAAGATGCTCTCTTTCTTATAATCATAATACGCATTCCTAAACATTTCCTACTATTCTACCATACCTCCATCCTAAATCAACCCCCATTAAACATTATAAGGAATGTCAATCAAATACTTGCGTTCTGATGACTTATAAGGTAAGAAATACGCCTCATGGAATTTCATCATATTTCGTTCATCCTCTAACCAGAAATCTTCAACATACTCTCTATGCTGCTTACATAGAGAAGCATATTTCGTCTGGTCTTTTAGTGCATATTTAACCTGATCTATTAATTCATCCCCCGTTGTATATTTTAACATTGCATCTTTGTATGTGCAAAGATCAGGGCATATTACAGGTATCCCTAGAGCCGACCCCTCCAACAATTTTATATTAGACTTTGCGCGATTAAAATTATTATCTCGTAATGCTGCAAAGGCTAATTGAGTTCCTGAATTCGCCATTGCTTCAGGGAATTTTGGAAGATCGACCCAAGGAACGTATTTAATTTCTCCGCTATCAATGAAGGGCTTCAAAGGCAATGGGAAAGACCCATAGAACTGCCATGCAAAGTCTTTACGGGTTCGAATAACCGCTTGCACAATTGCTTCAAAATCATCCTGTTGATTGACTTTATTAATTACATCGATGTGGGTTCCAGAAGCGAAAATGGAAACGATTGGTTTCTTCTTATTCTTCTCAAACTTCTTCACTAATTCACCTAAGTTGTAATACCTATCAAACCACCACTTCAACAAGTAATTCGGTATAACAGTAACATTTTTATTGTTAGTCTTACTCTTGAAGTAATCTGCCATAAATTCACACGTAACCGTTACTTGATCGCACATTTCAATTATGTCAACAATGCTCTGTCTAATCTCATCTGGAACAAATGCTTCCTTATTCCTATTGTAATCAGGAATATCCTCTCTGAAAACAATATCATCAATCTCATAGATCAATTTAAAACCGAACTGTTGAGAATAGCTCTTCAACATCTTAACAAACTCTCTCTGAACAGGAGTAGCTTGTCTCTGAATTTTAACGGCTTTTACCCCGCCATAGAATTTAGGGTCTAAGATCATAGTCGTAGACTCCATAATAACTGCCTTATTATGAAGATTCAACATCAAGTTTGGTGCCATGCAACGATACCAAGAGCAACCACCATAATCTGCTAAGAAATTGATAGCCCTTGGTAAGCCATCTCCTGGGACTGGTATACTTGGTGGGGTTATATTAGGCATATTCTGGATAACATGATAGTTTCCAGAGTTTAATCCCGTAGGTGGAACGCCAAAAGGCACCCCTAATATAGTATCCAGTCCTGTTCGCACTGCTTGATATTGCATAAGTTGTTTTATTTATCCAGCAACAACTTAAATTGCTACTACATATTTTATGGGATCAGAAGATTTATATCCAACTAATTCCGTATCGGTGTATTCCCAATCGAATATTGATGAAAACTTATCGGTTTTTATGGTTGGTAGGTCGTAAGTTTCTTGAGTCAATTGTATTTTAGCTCCCTCAAGATGGGACTTATAAATATGAGTATCCATTAAAAACCTATCAATTTTCCTTCTTTTAAATTAGATTCTTTTGCGAGAAGATGTAAAAGTAATGCATAACTGGAAATGTTGGCAGGAATTCCCAATAAAACGTCACAACTTCTCTGGTTCCATGCAAGATTCAATTCATCTCCTATAACTGTAACTTGAAACCCATAATGACAACTAGGCAATGATACATACGGTAGAGCAAGAGGATTCCAAGCGGAACATATCATTCGTCTATCGTTTGGATTATTTTTTAATGTATCAACAATATTTTTTAATTGGTCAATACCACTATTGTATAGGTGATTATTAAAATCTACATTAAACCTCGAAGAGTATTTAATATCTTTACATATTTTATTGTTTTTTAAGTAAAAATAACACAAAATAAGATAAATATAATTAGATGCAAGGATATATTAAATTGTCTAAATGGGCTAAATTACACGATTATAGTTATCGTGGAGCATTTGTTCGTTTTCAGTCTGGAAAAATAAAAGATGCAGTTCAACTAGAAA